ACTAGTAGTGATTTGTATGTTGGTGGTGATTTATATGTTTTAGATGATGTAGTATTTGATGAGGTAACTGCCACTAGTCTAAATATCACAGGAGTATCTACCTTTGCTGGTGATGCTCAATTTAATGGTAATGTTTCTATAGCAGGAACATTAACCTACGAAGATGTAACAAATGTTGATTCTGTAGGTATTATCACTGCTGGAAAGGGATTTAGAGCTACGACTGGTGGATTAATTGTAACTGCTGGAATTTCTACTTTTGGAGCAATCGCAACATTTGCACAGAATGTATTTGTTGATGGAACATTAACTGCAGGACTTATAGATGGAGGCTCATTTTAATGGCTAAACCAAGTACCAAACAAGGATTAATAGATTACTGTAAGAGACAACTTGGTGCTCCAGTATTAGAAATTAATGTCGCTGATGATCAAATAGATGATTTGCTTGATGATGCACTTCAGTTATTTAATGAACGTCATTATGATGGTGTTGAGAGAATGTATCTGAAGCATCAAATTACTCAGGAAGAGATTGATAGAGGAAAGGCATCTGGTACCACTGGAGTGGGTATTGTAACCACCACTGCAGAATCAACTGCTGTCAGTGGCATTGGAACAACCACAGGAGCTATTACAACTCAGTGGTATGAGAATTCTAATTTCCTTCAAGTTCCAGATTCAGTAATTGGTGTAGAAAAAATATTTAAATTTGATACTAGTTCTATTTCGGGTGGAATGTTTAGTATTAAATATCAGTTATTTTTAAATGATTTGTATCAATTTAATTCAGTAGAGTTATTGCAATATGCAATGACAAAAACTTATTTGGAAGATATAGATTTTTTACTTACTACAGATAAACAAATAAGATTTAATCAAAGACAAGATAGATTATACATGGATATTGATTGGGGAGCTCAAACTGCTGGTACTTATATTGTCCTTGATTGTTGGAGAGCATTAGATCCTCTAACATATACAAAAGTATATAATGATAGGTTCCTTAAACTCTATTTGACTGCAATTATTAAACGTCAATGGGGTATGAATTTAATCAAATTTAAAGGAGTCAAACTTCCTGGTGGATTGGAATTAAATGGAAGAGAAATATATGATGATGCTGTAAGAGAAATAGAATATATTAAAGAAAAGATGGCTAGTGAATATGAAATACCACCCCTTGATGCAATAGGATAATGGCACTAAACCCCTTTTTTCTTCAGGGTTCACAAAGTGAACAAAGACTTGTTCAGGATTTAATCAATGAACAACTTACAATTTATGGTGTAGAAGTAACTTATATACCTAGAAAAGTTGTAAATAAGAAAACAATCTTTAGAGAAGTAACAGCATCAAAATTTGATGATAATTTCCTATTGGAAGCTTATGTGAATACCTATGAAGGGTATGATGGTCAAGGAGATATAATGACCAAGTTTGGAGTTAGTCTAAAAGATGAATTAACATTAACAATATCAAAAGAGAGGTTTGAAGATTTTATTTCACCATTTATGGCAGGTGATAGTGACATTACAGTTTCCACAAGACCTGAGGAAGGAGATTTAGTATATTTTCCTTTAGGTCAAAGACTATTTGAAGTTAAATTTGTAGAGCATGAAAAACCTTTTTATCAACTAGGTAAGAATTACGTTTATCAATTACAATGTGAACTCTTCGAATATGAGGATGAGGTTATTGATACTAGTATTGATGAAATTGATGAAACCATTGAGGATCAAGGATTTGCCACTGATTTGGTTCTATTCTCTTTGGGAACAAATGCAGTAGGAAGTGCAGTTACATCTGCTAATTCTGGATACGTACAAAAACTTTGGCTTAATAATGATGGTTATGGATATACCAAGAATCCAACAGTTGCAATAACAACTTCTCCAACAGGAGATAATGCAACTGCTGTTGCCATAACCACATCTGTAAGTAACATATATTCAGTTAAAGAATTATTAATTACAAATGTTGGTTCTGGATATACTGTAGTACCAACCGTCACTATTGTAAGTGCAGCAACAACTGCAACTAATGGAGTCACAACTTATCATGGAGTCGGAGCTGCGGCAACTGCAAGCTTGACTACAGTTGGTGCTGGTATTTCATTTGTTGGATTCTCAACTGTTGGTGCTGGATATAGTTATGCCCCTACAGTTACATTTGGTACTCCATCATCAGGAGTAGGAACTGCTACAGGTACAGCATTTATTAATAATGCTGGAGTTGTCACATCAGTTTACTTATCTGATGCAGGTATTGGATATAGTACAGGAACTGCTACTATCACCTTTAGTGCTTCACAATCAGTTACTGGAGTTGGTACATATCAATTTAATGAGATTGTTACTGGTCAAAATAGTGGAACAACTGGTAGAGTTAAGAATTGGGATATTGATACTATGGTACTTAGAGTTGGTAATGAAAATGGAGTCTTCTATAGAGGAGAAACTATTGTCGGATCTGCATCTTCTGCTAAGTATAGTATTAAGTCTGTTCCAGAAGGTGAGAATTTAGATAAATATGATCAGAATACTGATATAGAGACTGAAGCAGATCTTATTCTTGATTTCAGTGAGTCAAACCCATTTGGTAGTGTGTAATGTTAGGTACTTATTATTATCACGAGATAATTAGAAAAACCATTATTGCTTTTGGTACTGTTTTTAATGGTATTAATATAAAGCATAAGGAGCAGGATGGTTCTGCGTTTAGTGACTTTAGAGTTCCGTTGTCATACGGACCTGCACAAAAGTTTCTTGCTAGGTTAGAGCAACAACCAGATTTAAATAAACCCATTCAAATAACACTTCCTAGAATGTCATTTGAAATGAATAATGTTGCTTATGATGCTTCTAGAAAAGTTGGGGTCACTCAAACTTTTAAAGCATCTGATGGAACAAATTTAAAGAAAGTTTATATGCCCGTTCCATATAATATTGGATTCGAATTAAACATCTTCACTAAATTAAATGATGATGCATTACAGATTGTGGAACAGATATTACCATATTTCCAACCATCATTTAATTTAACTGTAGATTTAGTAACTGCGATAGGAGAAAAGAGAGATATTCCAATTATTCTTGATAACATATCTTTTCAGGATGATTATGAAGGAGACTTTTCTACTAGAAGAGCACTTATCTATACTATAAATTTTACTGCTAAGACTTATCTCTTCGGTCCTGTTGCTGAAACCACTAGTGGACTTATTAAGAAAGTTCAGACTGATCTATATGCAGATACGAATCTTAAGACTGCTAAACGTGAGATGAGATATACAGCAACACCTAATCCTGCAGATGCAGGGCCTGCCGATGATTTTGGATTTACTGAAAGTTGGCAGGATGTTTCAGCTGCATCTGATTCATTAAAGGCAGATCAAACTTATAGTCCAACAAGACAAGAGGATATTTGATCATGTCAAGTAGTTATGATTCTATTGATAAAGCACTCAATACCACTAATGTAGAAATTAGTAATACACCAGAAAATGGTGGTGCAAAGAGAAAAGATCAACTTACTAATGTAAGTAGTGATGTAGAAAAAGATTATGATTATACTCGTGCCAATCTTTATTCATTAATAGAGAAGGGACAAGAATCTCTTAATGGTATAATGGAACTTGCTGGTGAAAGTGCAAGTCCAAGAGCATATGAAGTCGCAGGACAAATTATCAAGTCAGTTGCAGATACTACCGATAAGTTGATGGAATTGCAGAAGAAGGTTAAAGAAGTAGATGAAGAGAAGGCAAAAGGTCCAAGTCAAGTCACAAATAATGCAGTTTTTGTAGGGTCTACATCAGACTTATCAAAGATGTTAAAGAGTGGGATTCTAAATAATACTAAGGAATCTTAATAAAATCTTATGGATTTGAATAATGATCATCAAGAAAGGGTGACCATAGAGGATGCTAATGGCAATCCATATGTGGAATTTGTTGATGTTGTTGGGCCAAACCAAATGCCTCAATTATTTAAGATGAAAAAACCTAAGATTTCTGATTGGAGAGATGATTTGGAATTTGGGGTTTAATTTTTATGAACAATAGTAATGATGTATATCTTGGTAATCCCAATTTAAAGAAAGCTAATACTGCTCATGAGTTTACTGAGGAGCAGATTATTGAGTTTTTAAAATGTAAGGCAGATCCAATATATTTTACTAGACAGTATATAAAAATCGTTTCTCTTGATGAGGGATTGGTTCCTTTTAATATGTACGATTTCCAAGAGAAATTAATTAAAAGGTTCCATGAGAATAGATTTAATATCTGTAAGATGCCTCGACAGACAGGTAAATCTACAACTTGTATATCATATCTTTTACACTATGCAGTTTTTAATGATAATGTCAACATTGCTGTTCTGGCGAACAAAGCATCCACTGCTAGAGATCTACTTGGCAGATT